TTCATATTCTTCATTAAGTGTTTTTGATGCTTTGATTGCCTCATTAAAGATTTTATCAATTATTCTTTTTCCGAACATTTTGCTCACCACCTTACTTTTATAATATGCTTAATACAAAAAAACAGCAAACCTTTTTTCGGTTAGAAAATATGGTTTCGTCAGTTATCCTTACAGATTGATCCCTTTTTAGGGGTCCTTTCTTTTTCTTGTCATCTAGAACGCACGTTCCTATAATAAAAGTGAGGTGATTAACATGAACTTCTCGTCGTACCAATTCACCCCACTGGAACAATATATTCGCGAATTGTACGACCATTTGGCGATCACAGAGCCTGGCCAGCTCGATATGATCGACATTGCCGCAAAGCTGAACGTCTGGTTGCATTTTGCCGACATCCGAAGCACAGCTATCGAACGGAACGGAGTGTACAGCATCATCATCGACCGCCGCCTTAGTCGCCAGCAACAATGGCAAGAGTTTGGCCATGAACTTGGGCATGTGTTGCGCCATGCAGGCAATCAAATGCTACTCCCGCCTTCACTCGTTCAGCTTCAAGAGGCCCAGGCGACGAATTTTGCGCTTCACCTTTGCGTGCCAACGTTTATGCTGCTTGAGCTCGATCTTCCGCATACGGAAAAGGAAATCATCTATGTATTAAGCGAAACGTTTGGTGTAGAGCCGCTGTTCGCCAAACGGCGCTGGGATCGCTTTAAGGAGCAATGGGAAAGCTATCGGTTTTACGAAGCGCTTTTCAGTCATATGCAAGTGGCTGAACCGGTTGCCGCCGCTGTCGGCCGTGATGCGGAAAGCAATCTTAGTCTCCTTCATGAGTACGCCGTTGCACATGATGGCTCATTGTTTATTGACGGCCGCTTAACGGACGAGGAACAACGAGAAATCATCCGCTATTTGCAGCAGATGGACCAAAGGAACAACTAAAAATCATTAATTATACCGGCACAGAATGGATGAATCACGTAAAATCAGAACAGCCAGTCCGAATATTTGCCTCTTTTTTGCATACATGGTGATAGCGAGTTCTATTCCAGGTCAGAGGTGGTTTTATGTATAGGCCCAGAAACTTGGACGTGTTCATATATCTTCGCAAAAGCCGGAAGGATATCGAGGAAGAGAAAAAGGCCGCTGAGTCCGGCGCGTCATACGACACATTGCAACGCCATCGGGATAACTTGCTGGCCGTAGCGCGTAAAGAGGGTCACAATATCCTCGGCATCTTTGAGGAGATTGTGTCCGGCGAGTCCATCGCTGAACGCTCCGAGATCCAGAAGCTTTTGCGTGAACTGGAAACAGGAGTGGCTGATGCGGTGCTTGTCATGGATATTGACCGCCTTGGCCGCGGTGATATGCTTGACCAAGGCATTTTAGACCGTGCCTTTAGATATTCGGGAACGAAAATCATCACCCCAACGGAAGTCTATGACCCGGAAAGCGAGACGTGGGAGCTCGTCTTCGGTGTGAAATCCATCGTGTCGCGCGAAGAACTTAAAGTCATTACAAGACGCTTGCAAGGTGGTCGGCGCGACTCGGCCACTAAAGGCCGTTCCATCTCAAAAAAGCCGCCGTACGGATACCTGCGCGACGAAAAATTAAAGCTATACCCCGATCCGGAAACGTCATGGGTCGTGGTGAAAATCTTCGAAATGACGCGGGATGGATACGGACGCCAGGCGATCGCCGCTGAACTGGATCGACTTGGAGTAAAACCGCCCGATGGGAAGCGGTCCTTTTGGTCTCCGTCGACGATCAGCGCCATTATCAAAAACGAGGTGTATCTTGGGCATATCATTTGGGGCAAGGTGAAATACATTAAGCAAAACGGCACGTATAAACGCAAAAAAATGCCGAGAGAGCGCTGGTATATTAAAGAGAATGCCCATGAGCCCCTTGTGTATAAAGAGCTCTGGGAGGCCGCTAACAAGGCATATCGGAGCCGCTGGCGACCTTCCACGGTGGAAAGTAAACCGCTGGCTAATCCGCTGGCCGGGTTGCTGAAATGTGAAGTCTGTGGCTATACGATGTGGTATCAGCCGCGTAAAGACCGTCCTCATCCGCTTGTGCGCTGCCCAAATCCGAAATGCAAAGGGGTGCAAAAGGGGGCGCTCCTGCCGCTCGTTGAGGAAAGAATCTTGCAATCCCTCGCAGAGTTCATCGATCAGTTCGAGGTTCGGGAGGATCAGTCAGCTCGAAAAAAACAGCGTTCGATCATTCCGATAAAGCAAAAAGCCGTCGAAAAAAAAGAAAAAGAGCTCCAAGAGCTCCATAAACAAAAGGATGCGTTGCATGATCTGCTAGAGCGAGGCGTCTATACGATTGAAACATTCCTAGAACGCCAGCACACGATCGTCAATCGGATTAAGAAAACTCAACAGGAAATCGAGCAGTTGCGTGAGGAAATCGCCAAAGAGCAGCTGAAAGAAAAGAACATCAACGAGTACATCCCGACGGTTAAAAAGGTGCTGGACGCCTACCGCCTCACCGACGATGTAGAAAAGAAAAATCGCCTTCTCAAGTCGGTTCTTGAGAAAGCGACTTACTTGCGTAAACCGGAGTGGACGAAAAAAGATCAATTCATAATACAAATTTATCCTAAAATCTAGCGCGAGGCAACGGCCTCTTTTTTTCTGGAGAAAAGAAATGCTTCAGTGCCTGGAACACATCCGACTTTTGTTTTAAAATATAGTAATTAAATCGCTCATCTTTAATATTTTGATACGCTCTCATAAGTGTAGAGGGTGTGCGGTTGTACTGATACAACTATACACGCTATACACATCGGCCGCGCTATCTATAATCCATCATATGCTCCAAAGCCTCTTCAAAAAACTCACACGCCGCGACGATCCCCTCGGCAAAAGCCTGTTCCACAACGTCTTCTGTTTCCATTTTAGCATATTCCCTTTTCTGATCAGCGACAAAAGCGTGTAGAACAAGCAGTTTTACTATTAATTTATCCATCGCGTTCCCCTCCTCATTATTGATCCCGGAGTTTCAGCCGCGCACCGGCTACCTTTATGTCAGAGTACGGCTGCTGGGGTTGTTGCGGTTGTTTCAATGATCTTGACACTCCGCACGCCTAAAGGCGTGGGATTCTTGGGTCGCTCACGTCCTCATCCATTTCTGGTTCGGACAACGCCCAAGTTCAGGGGTGTGTCATCACCCCATCCCATCGGGTTAGGATGTACCCCCATGGGCGGCGCACCTGTGACCAGTGCGCTAGGTTAGACGGCGAAGCCCGAAATCGCTTTGGCGATGTTGATGGCGCCATTCAAGTCGGCGTGGAGAGTGTATCCACACCTTTGGCATCGAAAGCGGATGCCGTTTCGGTTCGCTTTCTCTCGATAACCACATTTACACGTTTGGCTCGTGTAGGTTGGATTCACCCACTCAACGCGAATGCCCGCCATTTCCGCCTTATAGGCAATCATCGTTTGCAGTTGATGAAACGCCCAAGCATGAAGGCTTCGCCCCGCTTCTTTGGCCGATGTTGCCCGCTTGCGAATCCCCGTCAACTCTTCCATTCGAATCACGCCAACACCGTTGGCGAGCGCAAAATTCACGATTTGACGGCTGATTTTGTGATTTTGATCCTTCATCCAGCGGGACTCTTTACGGCCGATTTTGCGAATCATATGGAGCTTCTTGGCTTTTCCTAATCTCCTTCGCAAAGCCGCATATCGTCGGCGTACAAAGGCGCATTGGTTCCCTTTGAAAAACCACGATTTCGTTCCCACGCTGGCCACAGCGATATAGCGAAGCCCAACGTCAACGCCCATCACCTTTGTTTCGTGCCGCGGCTTCACGTCAAAGGTGATCGCGATCGCCAAGTACCATTTCTTTCTCTTTTTGTAGAGCTTGGCTGCCCCTTGTTTAGCGGTTCCATCGAGCAGCCGATTCAGCCATGCTTCTTGATAGGGGCGCGTGACGACCGGCACGCCAATTCGCTTCTCCAGTGTGGGGAAGGAAACCGTGTAGAACTCTCCTTTCTTTTCCACCTTCACGTTTTGATTGTTAAAGCAACACCATAATGTTCGAAACTTCTTTGTTTTCTGGTTTTTCTTTTGGGACTTCACTTCTCGAATCGTCTGATTCACGACAGCGGAAGGAAACCGCTGCGACGAAAACTCTTTAAATAGTTTGCTCGTCGCTTGATTCAGCTCGGGATGATTCAACAGCCAATTAGCAAACGCGGTATTCACTTCTGTCATCCGTTCATACATGCCCTGTTTCACTTTCGTTGGGTTGTGCAGCTCCAGCCTTAGTGTGATGGTCGGCATGGATTCACCTCCTTGCGACGATTACATGATACCGCTTTTTTCATCATCATTCAATAATATGAAGAAAACGGCTCGCTTTCATCCCACCCCTCAAGGAGCGGGCTTTCTCGCTCGCTGATCTGTAAATCCATGCAAAAAGGCGGAGCGATCCGCCTTTTTCTCTGTTGTTTATTAGACTCATTCCACATCATACGGTCGGTATTTCTTGCGCAGTTCCTTTAGCTCTTTGGAAAGGGATTCCACATCAGTCCGAAAAAACAGCTTGTCTTTTTGGAAAATTTTAATTGGTGTTATTCTTCCTGATTCCATTAACTTGCTAAGTCGTTGATATGTCACTCCCAAGATCTCCATTGTTTCAGCGACCCCGAGGACTTCACTTTTAATGAAGTCCTCGAGTTCTTTTTTTGATGCAAAGTGATATGACACGTTCACTTCCCCCTCATCTGTCGCGAAAATACGAGACAACATAAGCAATACCTGCAATCCCCCATACAACAATAACGATCAATAACACGGTATCCAATACTCTGAGATGTCTAAAGTCAGTGGTCATTAAAAAACGTACGGCAACAAACGCTAACAAGACGTTGGCGATCCAAGCTAATTTTGACATACACTTCGGGAGATGATAATATTTTTATACAGAAGCCCTTCCCGAAGGTCGGGCTTCCGTCTTTGGTTTATTTGCGACGTTTCTTTTTGGAACGTCGCTTTTTCTTTTGGCTTCGTCCTTCTAGAAAGGCAATAGCCGCTAGGACGAAACCAGCGATACTGCAAAGTTTCTCGATGATGTCCAGCCACTTCATCATCTCCCTGTCGTTCACCTCCTTTCTGATTTTATTATAACATATCTATTTAAATATTACAATAGATAAAATAAAAAATTTTCTATTTCAGTTATTTTTTATATCCCCTGCCGTTTGGCAGGGGAAACAATCAAACAATCACGGCTGGATAGCCTTGTCCCTTCAATTCTTCTGCCAGTCGTTCCGCGTTTTCTCGGTCACTGAATGCGCCAACTTGCACGCGATACAATTTTCCGTCAGACTCTTTTTGTTGTTTTTGTGGTTGTGGTTTTGCTTTTTGCGGCAATCCTAAAAACTTCGCGACACCGCGCGCGTGAGCTTCCCCAACTGCTTTGAGGAATGCCTCATTTTTCAAGTATTTTGCGTCATTGCTGTCTATGAACAAGTTTTCAGTTAAAACAGCAGGCATTTTCGTTTCCCGAAGAACGGCATAATTAGCCCGTTTTTTGCCTCGGTCTGTAATTGCTCCGAATCCCCGCATTGCGAATAAAATTTCGCCATGCAACACGTTTTGCAAAGCGATTGTTTGAGAAGAAACACCGCCGTTGTAAACATAGCTTTCAAACCCAGTTCCTTTTCCAGCGTTGATATGCACGCTGACAAATACGTCTGCTCCCCAATCGTTCGCCATTTTAGCTCGCTGGCTCAATGTTAGTGTTTGATCTCCTGCACGGCTGACACGCAGCTCAAATCCAGTGTAATTCTCAAATAGGTGATCTACGGCATACTCAACGATTTGGTGTGTCAAGGTCTTTTCCTGCAATCCGTTCGCGACCGCTCCCGGATCACTGCCGCCGTGTCCTTTGTCCAAGAAGATTTTTTTCATTTCTTATCGCCCTCCTTACTTTTTCCTTTCAACACTTCGACTGCCTGCATCAAACGATCTGGAACAGGCACTCCCATTCTCCCAACGTTTTCAAAAATGCTCAGCAATTCATTGGCCATATAAAAAACGATAGTCGCATCGCGGAACATATTTTTTGTTCCAAGTGCGCTATCGACCAAATGAGCCAGTGCAACCATGACAAAAATCATGACCTTCTTAATAATGCCTTTGAATCCAATTTTGCTTGATAACGTTTTTTCTGTGTAACCAGCAGCCAATCCGCTCCCGTAATCAATCACAACCATCCAAAATAATACGAGTAGCAGCCCTGTTGACTCGCCAAATAAATACCCAACCGCAGCCCCAATCGCAGCCGCGCCGATTTTGTAGATCGCATCGAGCCTCTCCATTCGTTTCACCTCAATTATAAAGCGGATTATAAGGTGGCAAAATGAAACCATACGTAAATACTAAAAATCTGTTTGATGTAAACGCGCGTTTCCGTTTGGTCCTTTTCCACTTGGTCTAATCGCTCGTCTAGCCGCTCATACTGTATTTCTAGTTTTTTACTTTGTCTTCTAAAATGTCTACGCGGTTGTCCATTATTCGCCCCTCCTTTACCTCGCCCCGTTATTAAAAGCTATCTATATAAAGGTCATAAGTTAATTTCATGGTGTTTGTGTTTGTTTTGGTGACAGGGCTAGGCAATAGGTTTCGAGCGCCTATAAATCCTAACGGCCGTATAGTAACGTCGCGTTTCGTGTAATCATTTCCGCTCGGTCCCGTCGTTTTTATATGGCGTATTTCTATAAATTGTTTTTTCGTCGGGTCGTATGTTATGGCAGACCAATTATCTACATATGTTCTAACCGGTGTATTTTTCGATAAACCTAACATTGTGCGGTCAACAAAATATGTGTACCCGTCTACCGTTATCGCTAACATATCTAAATCCGGTATATAGTGCATACCGCTACAATATTTTTGATAAACATAAACGGACTCCGGCTGGATCACTTTAACGTCTAGCGGGTTCACTAAATCATTGATGTTATAGCGATTTATTTGCAAATTGTCCAAATAGCTTGTACGCGATTCTATATAAACGTCCTGCCCTGTAATAGCGAATAGGTCAAACAAATAGCTGCCATAGTATCTACTGGTTTGGGACGTTCCCGGTATATTTTTTGGTGATCCATTTTGCCCAAAACAATAAAGATTGCTACCGCTTACCAAATAAATATCCCCGTTCGGCGCGATTTCAAAGTTTTCGTAGTTCGAGCTAGTATTTAATGTCGCATATACTTGGCCGTTTGTAATCGTCCGGGCCGGGATATTCAAGTCATAAACTAAAATAGCTACTTTATTCGTTTGTGCTTCTTTCCCCATAAAATACAATTTCCCGTTTTTTACTTTTGCCGCTACATTATTGACAAACAAATATCCATTTGGCGCGGATATTTGAAGAAATTTTTTTCCTACAACCGCCCCGGACCCATTTTCGTTATAATTGTAATTAAAATAAACACTTTGAAAAGTTCCGTTCGCTGCATGTGTCGGCCAATCATAAACTAAATGAATATGTTGCGGTTCTATAAAACTTTCTGCGGTGTTTAACGATCCCCGTTTAGTATCACTACCTACATATGTGGTATATCTGCTTGCATATCCAATGATACGCCCCCGCATAATAATTTCGTTTTCTGGATCCTCCGGGCCGTCATAGTCTGTTAATACAATCCAACTCATGGGAAAATTGCCGTAGGTAAGCCATGTCATATCTAAATTTTTAAATACAACATCATATTTCGCTAAATCATATAGCGGCCCTCTATATACAATATTTGACCCGGACGTTTCTACAAAATCAGTAAGAAAAGCAAATAAAGCGGCTTGTCGTTGAAGTTCCTCCATCGTTTTGGCTATAAAGTTTTCGCTTTGTACTTTCTCGATCAATTTTCCGGTTAAAGTGTCAAATAATTCGATAGTATGAACGCCTCTAATACCTTTTAGCGGCTTTTCTTTTGTTATTTCGATTGCTTCGCCGGTCAAAAAATTCCGTTTAAATGCTTTACTTTTTCGGATCATGTTTTTTTACCTCCTTCATTTTATTTTTTTGTTATGTTAATTGTTTCGTGTGTTGTTACGGTTTTTTCAAAGTCTAAATTACGATGTTGTTCTATGTTCAATCTATCCGGGACGGTCATAACAATGCTTACCGCTTCGCGTTTTTTGATCGTCGAATAGTTTGCTTTATTAAATTTATAAATTTCCGCTAGGCTTGGCCGCGGTATTTCTGACGATAAGCCGCCTAATAAGTTTTGGGCATAAACAAACATTTGCAGCCCGTCTTGTGGTATGGAAATAGTACCGGTATCCGTGAAAATCTGTACCTCTAGCATACCGTTGCCGCTTGGCATTTGCGCGATGATAAATGGTAGTCCTATGCTATGCCAACCGGCCGGCATATATTGTTTAATTTGCGGCCCAATATACGACCCATTCAACATTATTTTAACCGTGATAGTTAGCGCTGTCTGTGCTTGGCAAATTAACATTAGGCCAATTTGGGCGTTAGTGCTGCCAAAATTCGTTATGCTTATTTGCAGCGGAAAAAGCGGGCTTGTACCTATCGTTTTTGCGGCCCCGGACGTTGCAAAAAGCAAATCGGGCTGCGCCGCTTGTACGTCGCTGCTAATACTGTCGTTAGAAATGTCGCCTAATCCCAGCTCTAAAAATCCTAACTCTACCTCATTCCGCCACGGCTCTTGCGGGTAAACTTTCATGCGTAAAATTCGCGTTGTAACGTCTATGCGTAAATCTTCGTTGAAAATCCGTACATCGTCACCAAGGTAGAACTTGTCCTCTTCAAGCTCTGTAATGGCTGAGAGATCGAGAACACTGACTTGATAGCTGATTCTGGGGAACGCCATTTCTTTCAACATGTCCTCGGCATATCTCTTCAAGTTGCCTGGCAGGATGAACCGTTCATCTTCGAGAATGTATTCTTTTCTGTATTTCTGACGCGCTTCTGAAAGTGGGACACCTTGTGAAACGTACCAATCGTAATTTTCTACATAGTTTTTTCCGTCGTTCACTTCCGCGATCGTTAGGCCGTTTTTTCCATACGGTATAATTACAGTAGCTTCCGGCGGCGTAATGGTCCGCTTTACGCTTTTTAAGTTCTTCCGGTAGCGAAAAGCGGCGCCCCGGTTGCTGCCGATCCGTTTAACCAAATTTATAACGCGGTTCATGCTGTCCCATTGGATTTCTAGGCCGACGATTTTAGCGGTTTGTCGGACCAACCATAAAGCCGTTTTGCGGCTCTCTTTAATGCTAAAAATTTCGTCCTCGTATCCCGGCTCGATGATCCCCACTTTCCACCCGGTACCGGCTAGAATTTTTTTTAATCCATTCCGCAATTCCTCGGCGTTTATTTCGATCGTCGGGAAAGTTTTATTAAGCAATTCGATATAATTTAATTCGGCCGTTACCGCAAAATTAAAGTCCCCGTTGTCTTCCATACCGTCATCTATCTGTGTCACGATATAGCGACGGTTTTTATAAACTAGCTGCGCGTCATACTGTATTAACTTTGTTTTCGGATCATTAAAAGGTATTTCAAAGTACAAAACGGACCGCTCGTTTAAAAAATCATCGGTATAGATGTTTTTTGCGTTCTCTAAATACGCCGCTAGGTTGCCGTTTAGGTCATACGCCCGGATAATGTCGCGGTTAATATTCGATGGGCGCCCCAAAACTTTAAAGCCCTTCGCGTCTTCCCATATAGAAACGCCCAAACTTTTTAAAACCGGCGTTTTCGTGTCGTCCGTGGTCATCAATGTTACGCGGATCATTAAGCTATCAAAATTTTTGAGTGTGTCCGGTAGCGGCTGCCCGTTTTGGACCGTGTACCATTCTAGCCCGTCGTGTGATACTTCAACAATAACCACCGTTCCCGCCGGTGTTTCGCAATCAAAATTTACACGGCTATCCGTCACATTTTTTACAACGTCGTTCGTAATAACGGCGGTCCATGTGCCGATAGTTTGATAAATTCCACCAGTTTGATAACTTTCGAGAATAAGACCGTTCGAAGTTGAAATAAGGTTGTTGGTCGTTCCTTGATTAAATTTCTGTCCTTGAAACAGCTCATTCAATTCAGATACAATCAAACGATCCTCCCTCCCTTCTTTCAAAAATATAAAAAAGAACATCGTCCCTTTATGTTGCGCTGATAATTGTTACTCGGATTTTATCCGTCGTATTTTGAGCATAAAAATACAACTCTTTTCCGTACTCGAGACGGAATTGCTGTCCAGGAGATAGAGGAATCCCTTTTGTACCATCTACATCACTTTCACCGATGTAAATAGGGTTAACGTTTGCTGCGTCAGCAGTAATGATATATTCAACAATTCTCCCTTGTACAGAGGATAGAGATATCACTAACTCACTTGTATTAGCGTTTGTCGCTGACTTCGCTACCGACTTCATGTTGTTCGGTGACACTTTGGTGATTTGTAGTGCAGTCGGTTGGGCAATATTTACATTGATTGGTGTTACACTATCCACTAAGACAGTCGGTTTATTCACAATATCCACAGAACCAATTTTATTGTTACCTGATGGAAGCCCACTTGTAACATTGATATTCACCGGATTCGTACTGTCAACACGAACTGTTGGAGTGTTCGCTATATCCACAGATCCAATTTTGTTCGTTCCAGACGGGATCGGTGCGGTCAAGACACTTTTAAGTGCGTCGTTTTGCAACGCACTTGGTAGTTTCGCGATCAACGCTTTCAACAATCCAATTACTGTTTGTGCTGTAGCTGGATCCGTCGTCGATCCCAACGCTTCAATATCAGCGTTCAATGCCTTCATGAACATGTGCCACTTGGCGCCGTCATAATAAGATGAGGTTAATTTATTATCTAAATCAGTATTTAAACGTCCATTTTGTTGCGGCATATGTCATCTCCCTTTACAAATATCGTTCTTGCCAAACAAGACGAATTCGAGCGCGCTGTCCATTTGCACTGCTATATGCAAATGTATTTCCACCAGAGAAAAGCGCACCGAATTCACCGTCAACCATCGACAGAATATTATTTTCTGCAGTATCATATGCGCCAGTTGTGACAATATCCCGTTCCATGCTTTTCGTTGCTAAAAAACTCTCCGTATTGATTTCGATGGCAGAGTTAGGTGTTAGGGTGCCGTTATACAGCAGATATTTGTCATTGATCGTGATTTTTGGGTTTTGAATCTCCCCATATACTGCTTGGATCACGAGTGATGGATAGGTTTCTGCTGTGCCGCCGTTAGAGATATACTGCACGCTGTTCGATTCCATGTCGAACGTCAACTCTCGGGTATCAATTGCGTACCGGAACGGCTGACAACGGAAAACAAGTGTGAAACTCGAAAATGTTTTGCGTACATCAATAGAAAACGAACCAGCTAACTTTCCAATATAATACACATCCGGTTCTTCACTAAGAATTAAACTACTCTCCTGACGAGTAAAAATGCGAGAGAGTCTTCTAATATTCTGCCTCCGTTTTTCTCTCGATTCGTGCGTTATGAAACAATCAATCTCAATTTCACGTGTTCCAAACGCTTGTGGAAACACGAGCGATCCGTGACGCCCAGGGACATTCTCATAGTGCTCCTCAAATGTTGGCAATGCTGGATTACGAAAACGTAAAACTTTGATATTCAGTTCTTCTGAACGTATACCGTCAAATTGAAACCACATACTCATCGTAATCCCCTACTTCGTTTTGAACGCTCGATTAGCGTATGCAATTCACGCGAAACACGATATATGTCCTCGTCGTTTCTAACGACCATATTTTCGATGATGATGGTCGGTCCTTCGCTCGAAGCACCCGACATCACGTTACCAACGACGTTCGTTTCAACAACATGTTGAATCGTTGCTGGCTTTATGCTTGGTAGAGCGATGTTGCCGATTTGTTGACCAGCTTTTGCTACTCGTTTTGCCATATCAACAACGCTGTTTTCGGCTAGCTTTGCATCGTCTGTAATCCCAATCGCCAAACCTTGTGACAAATATCCTCCGTACTCTGCGAACAAACGGCTCGGACTGCGAATGCCGAAAAAGTTTTTGATTTTGTCTGTTAGCCCAGAGAGCATAGATCTAACCTTGTCCCATAGCCAATCCGCCATGTTGCTCATACCATTCCATATGCCACGAAGCAAGTCTTTTCCGATTTCTACAAAGCTACTTGCCCAACTTCTCGCGGTGTTTTTGATACCTTCCCATATGTTGATTAGCATATTTCTCACACCACTAAAGATATTAGAAATTGCGCTTTTTAAGCTATTGAATGTGTTTTGTACAGCAAAAGATAAACTGCTAACGATATTGCTAACGCTAGTTTTGATCGTGTTCCATACATTCGTAGCAGTATTTTTTACACCATCCCATAAATTCGATAAAAATGACGCTATCGCATTAAAAATAGCTGTTGCCGTTGTTTTTAATCCGTTCCATACGGCGACAACAGCTGTTTTAATTGCGTTCCAGACAGTCGTGAAAATCGTTTGATATATGTTGAGTACGGTCGTGAAGTATGCTTTTATCCCTTCAAAAATGGCTGTAGCAGCCATTTTCAATCCTTCCCAAACCGTTGTGACTACAGTTTTAATTCCTTCCCATACGGTTGTAAAGATCGTTTTGTAAATGTTAAAAACCGTCGTAAAGTACGTTTTTAGTCCATCCCAGACTGCCACAGCTACCGCTTTTATCCCTTCCCATGTTGCCGATAGAAACGCTTTGATTTCGTCCCAGTTCTTATACAGCACAACACCGATAGCTACTAATCCAGCAATTGCCCCGATCGCAATCCCGATCGGACCAGTAATAACCGCTATCGCACTTGAAAAAACTCCTGCCATTCCGCCAGCGCTAGCCAGCACGCTTGCCAACGCCCCAAACCCTTGCATGGCGGTTCCTACAATCGACAATACAATACCAATGGATGCAACAATCCCAAGTAAAACGGCTGAAATAGCCGCTCCAATTGCTATGAATTGCTTCATTCCGTCTGGAAGGCTATTAAAAGCATTGAATAAACCTTGTAGAGCCTCTGCAACTACACGAATAGCTGGGGCTAATGCATCGCCAATAGAAATTTGTGCGGTTTCAATAGCGCCACCTAATTCCTCAAGAGCTCCCTTTAAGTTATCCTTCATTTTTTCAGCTGCTTCTTTTGACGCCCCGCTTGAGTTCTGAAGTGATTTCGTCAAGGAGTCTAATTTTTGTGACCCTGCTTCTACAACCGTCAACATCCCGCTGGCGGCTTCCGTCCCAAAAATAGTGGAAAGCGCTGCAAGTTTTTGTGCATTGCTCATATTTTTTGTTTTCTCGGAAAGCTGCCCGATAATATCTCCAAAAGGTAGCATACGACCTTGCGCATCCGTTACTTGGATACCTAATGAAACTAATGCCTCTCGCGCCTCTTTTGGTGGGTCAGATAATCGAATGAGAGCCCCACGCAATGTTGTACCAGCCTGTTCGCCACGGATACCGTTATTAGCCATAATTTCTGTAGCTGCTGCAAGTTCTTCAAGCGAAATTCCTAATGTTTTTGCGATTGGCGCTGCATATTTAAATGTATACTGCATATCTTGTATGCCGGCTGCCGAGTCATTTGCTGCTTGCGCAAGAACATCTGCTACTCTTGACGCCTCTCCTGCTTCAAGACCAAATGCATTGAGTGCAGATGATACTGTGTCAGCAACTAAAGCCATATCTTCTCCCGACGCCTCTGCCGCTGCGATAATCCCTGGCATAGCCGCAAGAATTTGATTTGTGTTGTATCCCATCGCCCCCATAATCTCCATACCTTGTGCAACTTCGGTAGCTGACTTAGACGTCGATGAACCGAGATCAAGAGCAGCCTGTTTGAGCTTCTCTAATTCATTCGGCGTTGCCCCTGCAATCGCTCCAACTCGAGAAAGCTGTGCCTCAAAATCCATCGATTTTTTGACAGAAACACCTAATGCACCACTAATTGCTGCACTTGCTACACCGAACGGGGCAGCAATTTGCGCTCCAGACGATTGAAGGTTATTACCTACGTCTTGCAAGCGTTGGCCGGTCTCATTCAACTTGGTTTGTAGTTGTCCCCATGCTGTCGCTTGCTGTTCAATCGTTTGATTTAACTGTCGCAACTGCGCTTCTGTTTCTTTCATTTCCGCAGTCGCTTTGTTGTAGGCGATTAAGAGATCATTCGTTTCCTTCGCATCCGCACCTTTTGCCTTTACGCTTTCATCATATAGTTGCTTTAATTCTGATACTTTCGTTTTCTGTAATTCGAGCGTTTGCGCTAAACTGTTGGCTTTCGTGCGTAATTGCTCAGACGTTGAACCAAAGTTTTCGATACCTGCTGTTGCAGCACGAAATTCGGAATCAATCACTTTCAACTGCTGGTCAATTTTTTGCAAACTTTGCGTTACTGCTCGCTCTAACTTGTTAAAGCCGTCCGATTGCTTTTCAATCTCTTTATTTGTTTGTTGCAACTGTGCCTCTGTTTTTTTCATTTCTGCGACAGCTTTGTTGTAGGCAATAAGCAATTTCTCGGTTTCAGCTGCGTCTTTTCCTTTCGTCTGCGCACTTTCTTCATATCGACGTTTCAACTCAGCGACTTTCGCCTCGTGTAACTGTAGCTTTTGCGTGAGGGATTCTGCTTTAATTTGCAATCCTTCCAAACTATTCTCGAAATCCTTCACACCGCCAGTAGCCGCTTTAAACTCGGCATCAACAAGCCGTATTTTGCGATTGACAGCCTCAATGCTCGTCGTGAAATTTGCACTATCTAATCCAAGCGACACTCGCAACGTACCAACTTCCGCCATCGTTTCACCACCTTTACAACAGCTGCTCAATCATTAGCCGTTCTTTTCGCGTCTCTTTTTCTTCCGCATAATCTAGAAGCTCAAAATAAAAACCGATGTCCATCTCATCCACGAGGTACATCGGTATGCCGTTCTTAATGTGCGTGAGGTAAAACTCTTTCACCGCGTCATACGGGTCCATTTCAGACCCCGTTACACGTTTGGGTCGCTCGTTTTCGCCACCCCAATAACTTTATTCATGCAATCCGAAATTGTTGGAATGAGGTGATCCGCCGCAATGCCATCGTAAAACTCATCTACTGTAAATTGCCCATTAAACAGTTCGACAATAAAAGCAATGATGGAATCTAGTGCCTCTACATCAATATTGTTAAAGTCATATTTTTTGCGCAGTTCTAACGCTCGACGAAACATACGTGCTTTGACAAACGGAACAGTAAATGTCTTCTCTTGACCATTGATTAATAATGTAACCTGCATGTTTATCCCTCCATGTTATGAGTTCGAAAGAGAAAGGGCTTCCCCTTTCCCTTTACGGAGTTGTTGTTTCTTGATACACGGCGCTGAACCAGTTTTGAATGACTGCTGGATCAACACCTTCATCTTTTGTATTCACCGATGCTTTCCACGCTTCATCAAATTCCCGCTTTACAAATTTTCCTTTCAGCGTCGGCGTCTGAAATTCAACTTTATCGCCTTTTGTTTTATATTGCTCCTCTGGCAATTCAAATTTCCCCTTATACAGCCAAACATATTTCTGTCCACCATTTGAAAGAGGAAGAATGAATCCAAGTGCAACATATGGCGCTGTATCGCCGCTTTTTTGAATAACGACACCGTCATCATTAATCGTTGCGCCTAACAAAAACGCCTGCATCTCCGTCGAAATGTCATCCACTCCAATTTCTACTTCAATTTCACCAAGAGACGACGCAACTTCAGCTGGACCATCATCAGCATACAATGTTTCCGTATTTACCTTCGGGCTAATTTTTGCTTCAATGGCTTTTGCCAATCGTCTCGGCGTATCATACTGAACGCCGGTGAAATCATCTTTAATCAACTTGGCGACATAAGGATGTTTTAAACCGATTACTGCCATCGTATCCCCTCCTAACGAACATAAGAAAATCGAATTGCTTTATGGTACGTTTTTGTTTCTTGCTCGAATAAATCCACTTCCGACGTGCGACGAAATCCTGCTGCTATCATTCTTTCTTTTACTTGTTGCGCTAGATCGGTATAGTCCGTTTTGCTCCAAATATCAATTTGAAAAAAATGTGCCGTTTGTTGCTCTTCATCGTCCGCATTTAGTGCTGAAAACTGGTTGTATTCAAAAAAGGTGATATACATTTTTTCTTTTCCCTCATACGTCTGAAACGCAACAGGAACACCGAGAGGTTTTAGTGTGTCGATGATCATCTTGTTTAGGCTCATAGCCTCAACCCCCGCCGAATGACATCAGCCATTTCATCTTGCACACGATCAATGTTCTCCTCAAATGCTGGCTGTAGAAAGGGATGAGGATCTGTTTTCGGATATTTTCGTCCTTTTTTCTCTCCTGCTTTTCGACCAAATTCGACAAATAACCCATAAAAACGGTCACGATCCGGACCGATATCTACTGTTCCATCTTCCTTGATATCAGAAATGACGATGTTTTCAGCAAGTTTACCCGTATCCCGTGGCGCTTTCTGTGAGGCTGCTTGCTGCACAACTTTGGCACCAGCCATGAGCGATTCTTGTTTGACTTGCTCAGCTTCGTTCCCCAACATCTCCAACTTTCTCAACAATTCTTGCATACCTTCTAACTTAAAGCCCATCACACCACTTCCTTTGCCACAATCGTCATCGTGACATTACGCTCATCATCATTAATGACAGACAAAATTTCAAACGTGCGTCCTTTATATTGAATACGCATATTGGGTGTAATCCCTGCTGTGTAGCGAACGACAAAACGAACTGTATTTTCGTTTTGCGTTGTCGCTGCTTCGTAATACTCTCGCCCACGCAACGTTTTGATCGCTGACCATAAGTGATGCCGGTCTTGCCATTCTCCAGCCGAGAATCCATTTTCATTCTGTTCTTCTGCTCGCTCCTGGATTGTAATTCGATGTTTAAATTGGTTAGTCAGTCGTCGCGCCATTTGTCATTGCCTCCTGCACAAAAAATGGCGTCAATGCATTAAAGGCTTTTCCCATTTCTTCTTCGCTCACCCGATATTCGTAAAAAATAGAAGCGACGATGAGCACTAAATGATCTCCTTCCGTTCCTGTCGCATTTTTTACATACTTTTTGGCTGCTTCCAAATAGAAAGAGAGCATGGCGTCTTCCATGCTCCCGTCAATTCGTAAATGTTCCTTTAACATGTCAACAGAGACTGCCATGCCTCTTCACCCGTTACGCATTTAACTCAAGTTTAAAGACAGACGGCTCAAACGGACCATATACAAGTTGTCCATCATTCAAGTGCCAAATTTTAAAACCGACATGGTTTGTATCAGCGTATTTTTCAATTAATTTCGTTACTTCCATTGTGCCGATAACATCTTGAATGTAGAACGTTGAAAAGTCACCAAAATACAGGCGTTGAATGTTTGGTGTATCTGCATCAACAAAGTCCGTCACGTCAACCGGAAATCCGAGCAAGCGATAGCCGAAGCCACCTTCTAGCCCGATATCTGGACGCAAGAGTGGGAAGCCGTCTGCCGTTTTAATCGTTTCAATTGCCGTTAATGCAGCACGGTTAATCATCCAACGAGCATTTTTGAGCATTGACGTTGGTAAGCTATTTTTAAGCTGCACAAACTTGTCGTAAATGTCAGTCGCTGTTGGCGTAAAAGCGACGGCTTTGCGAATCAACGCACCAGGATTGTCTGCACTATTAAAGAAAAACTCCGCTTCTTCACGTACGTAAGCTTTCTTTAGTTCATCCACGACGATTCGTTCCACATTCATCTCACTCATTGCAAGAAGTTTCTTTGTCACAAGCACAAGTGCATCCGTTTCCGTTGGATTCAAATAGTACTCATCAAACTCGATATCTGTTTCTGGAATCGGCTGATTCAAGGCACGCTCTGTCTTCACACGGTTTGCTTTCGCTTTTTTAATTAAAATCGGGAAGCCTTGTGTCCCTTTTGTTTGTAGAACCTTTCCGTATTTTCGTAATAAGTTTTCCTCTTGAGCATAGGAAATAATTTCTTTCGCCAACGCCTCTGGAACAAGTACATTGCCACCGTGCGTCTGAACTCCCATTGCCCGAGCTTCGCTTTCACTAATTTGTCCTACAAGATATCGGCAAAAAGCATTGCGTGTTTTCATTTCATTTGTTTTTACTTGGACACGAGAGGAAAGAGATTGATTAATTATATTTGTTAAACCAGCACGCTGTTCTTGTGTTAAGATGGAGCGCTTTTCTTCTTCGCCCTCATCTTGTTCTTCATCGTCTTCGTTCGCGTCATCTTCTTCCCCTTCATCACCACCGCTATCAACTGTTTCATCCAACTCTGCGAGAGCCTCGTTTACCGCATCTAAATCAGCTGTTAATTCATCGACTTCTGCCTGTACTTCTTCCATCGAACGAGTTTCAGAACCTTTTTCTAATAACTCTTTAAGCTGTTTTAATCGTTTTTCCAATTGTGCTTTACGCCGTAACAAATACTTTTTCATCGTTTCAACGCCTCCTCAATTTGTTTAATTAGTTTTTGTCTTTCATAATGAAGTTCTCGCTGTTCTGTAAACCTGTCGCGCACATATGCCTCTGTATCCTCGTAAGCAGGAAGACTCACAATGCTAATTTCATAAAGCTTCACTTCTTGAATCGTACGCAGCGCGGGATCTACGTCCCAGTTCCATGAATCCTTGACAACTTGAAAACCAAATGAACATTGATTGATATCACCACGTTGCATAGAAATCATTAAATCCTTCGCCCAACTCGTATCTGGTGGCGTGACACGAAATTTCAATCCTCTTTCATCTTCTTCAAGTGTAAGCGTACCGCTCTTCGTCCGCCCTAAAACATAATCCCAATTGTGATTAAAGAGCGCTCGAACATCCGTATTTTCCATTAATGATTTGGCGAATGCTCCTTTCGCAATCGTTTCTTGAAACATATCACCAATCATGGTCGGAGAATCAAAAATGCTCGCATAACCTTCAATGACTTGCGAGCTTCCTTCGGTTCCAGCGCGTATTTCTATGTTGGAGAGCGTAAAAATTCGCTTTTCTTTCTCGTTCATGGCGTCTCACCTCCTTTGATCGCCTTTTTTAGCGTCGCCTCGAGATTATCAAGACCGATTAAATCTTTTGAAATGTATAACTTTTTCGCTTCATCTTGCTCCAAACGATCAAATCCAAGCATTTCGCGCGCATCGTTCGGTGTCGCAATCGATGTTCTAACTAAGTTGTAAGCAATGTCCGTTTTCGTCTTCATCGTCACATAATCTAACGGGTTAATCTTGAAGCGAATCCGACGCCCGCCATGAGGGAAAAATAACTTTGACAAGTGCTGCTCCAGATTTTTTATAATCGGACGCAGTACAGTCGTATAAAGCATCATCATGAATTGCTCCATATCCGTCTTTTGCAACTCAAGCAAATGTTCCAAGTCCACACCAAAAAATTTACCTAAGTCTTTTTTATACACCGAAAGATATTTAAGAATTTTCTCGTCATCTACTGGGCTTTGTAACGCCTCGATCTCATATCCTTTGCTAAGTGGAATTAGCTGAATTTTATTCCCTTGTCCAGTCTGTTCTAACTTATCAAGGATGGCCATAATCATTGCATTTTGCGATTGGTTATTTGGTGCAATATGCGTATCCAATTTCAACAAATACGCAAGCAATCCACCTTTTCTATACTTGTCTGTTAAACTGTTTTCCGCATTCATGACCCCTTCAAGCGTTTGGCGTGCTAAATCTAACAATCCTACACCGTCTAAATGATTTGTCCCAATATTTTTGACGTGAACAATCATTTCCGCAGGGATTTGAACACCACCAACGCTGTAAATTTTGCTTCCGTCGTCTAACAATTCGGAGTAGACACCGTTTAATACGTGCCATTCATTTTCGTTTTTGAAAATGTAGACTTTTCCACGTATTAAGAGCGTGTTGACGATAAGCTTTTTCATTTCAAATTCAGTCAAATATTGATTCGGATTGCGCAAAATCCGCAGCGTATATGGATCATTGACATCCTTTCCCGTCTCGTCCTCAATAAAAAAATCAGTGAGCGCAATTTGGTCACTGATTAGTTTCATTAAATTATAAATGTCGGACGATTGCAGAATGTTTTCGTCTGTCACATAACCGCCGTAGTTCCAGTAAAAGTTGTTAAAAACATTGAATTTAGAGCGTTTAAACCACCCAGCAAGCCGCTGCCATAATCCCAATCGCTATCACCTCCTTTACCGCTTGTAAAGCACTTCGATCATTGCCATATATTCTTCTTCGCTGACGTTCATCATCATGTTCATCGTTTCTTTATGAGCAGTAAGCATGGCCACAAAGCCATCAATTTTGTACTGACTTTGTTTTTTTGACGGTGCTTTGAGCCCTTGTGTATTGATAAAAGCAACGACATTTTCCGTACAGTAAATCAATAATGGATTATCGGTTTCAACGCGCCCCTCATACATTAAAATTTCTAAATCATCGAAAGGTGCGTTGAGTGTAGACGGGTATTGCCGTACTTCTACGCAATCAAAACCTTCCATTTCTAACTTTTCAACTAGCTTGACCGCATGCGCTGGGTCATAGTTAATTTGTTTAATATCATACATTTGCGATTGTTCATTAATGTACTCAAACACCATATCGTAATCAATTGTTTTCCCTTCGCACAACGTCACAAAACCACGTTCCACTAAATGACGATAAGGGATGTTCTCCATCTTTTCACGAGCTTCTAGCCCTTCTGATGGAATGAAATACATTTGTTTTACTTTCAATCTTGCTTTTCCGCTTTCGTCCACAACAGGGAAGTTCAAACTCACACACGTTAAATCGGTTGTTTTTGATAAATCCAAGCCGATCACACACGTCATGCCTGTCAAATCCCCTAAGTCATTGACTAAACATCTTTCAACAATATCTCTTTCAAAATAAGTACCACTGGAACGAACGAAAATGTTTAAATGCTTTGCTAAAAACTCATCTTTTCGTTCCGCCGACACTTGCGCCTCTTTAAACTGATTCATCAAATAGTCTTTTTTCACTGAAATCCCGTAGTTTGGATTCACTTTCGCCCAAACTGTAGGATCATCCCATCGATCACCCTTATCCGGCTCGTAAATGAGTACAAACCAAGAATCATCGTCAATCTCACCATTCAAAATCTTTTTGCAGTAATCATAAATTTGCAATCCAACAGACGTTGTACCTTTACCAGCTGTCGAAACAATCATCATTAACGGTTGTCTCCTTGCACCCATACCAGACTTTAAAACATCGTACATATCGGCATTTCCTTGCGCATGTACCTCGTCTAAAAGAACAAAATGAGGATTTTTCCCATCAAGTCCTTTCGTTTCCCTAGACAGTGGCTGCAAAGTATTTTTAAACTTCTTGCCATTGACCGTAAAAGAGTAAACGATCGCATTTACGCCGCCTTTTGGTCCCTTGTAAATTTGTGTTCGCTGATTCAAGTCGGGGCTATTTTCAATCGTAATCGCTATTTTTTTCGCGGATATGTTCGCTTGTTCTTTATCTACCGCAGCTGTATAGCATTCGGCACCAAACTCACCGTCTGCATATAACGCATATGTTGCCGCACCAGCCGCAATCGTTGTTTTTTCGTTTTTCCGTGGAACTTGAATATAACTTGTACGAATCACTCGCACATCTTGACCGTTATCGTCTTTCTTTTTCCAACCGTAAATGTTTGTGAATGCAAACCGTTGCCAATCTTTTAACTCATAATGACGCCCAGCTACTTCCCCTTCTGCATAAATACAAAACGTTTCCATGAAATCCATCGCACGATTAGCAGCGTCTAAATCGAGCCAAATGTCTTTTCTCTTTTTCCAACGTTCATAACGCTCAACAGCTTTCTGGACAGTTTGCGGATACTTCTTTTTGTTTCTTTTCACCTTCTTTGCAAACTGGTCAGCATAATTCACACCACGCTCGATCATAAAACATCAGTCCCATTTATTCGCAAATGCTTGAAAAGCGTCTGTTGTGGTATTCGTAACTTCCCCAGTAATCTGTTTTTGTGTTTTTGGCGTCAATCCTAACTGTTCTAACAACTTACTCATTTTCGTATTCCAATCGGCTGTTTGTTGAGCAAGTGGATGCTTCATTTCATTTGTTGCACCAGCCTTGTTTGTATGTGATTTTGTTGCAGGAAATCCTTCCTCTTGCCACTTTTCATACACTTGCGAATAAACCATATAGGCATCTAAGTACAACTCCAGCAACGGTTCAAGCGACTTGTTGTAAGTCCCATTTTCCTTGAGCAAACCAACAATCCGTTCACGTTCCTTTTTTCGCTTTTTCGTTAGTGCCGCTTTTGTTTTTTTATCCAAATTTCACACCCCCTTTGAAAATTTCATTTTGGCGCACGTTTACGGCCGACCGCGGTCTTTTTTCCACAATACCACAAAAATCAAGGGTAGGGGGGATAAATGTAATAATTATACATTATATAAACAAAAGAAATACGGTCGTTCTTCCCACTTCCGACTTCCTTCTTCAACCTTCTTATGACACGACTCACACAGCAAAATAAGATTGTTAGGATCGAGTTTAAGGGAAGGATTTTCACTAATCGGTACAATGTGATGGATGTGCGCCTGCCTACCAAATACAAATCGACCACATTCTTTGCAGCAACCACCGTCACGTTCGTAAATGTATTCACGCATTCGCTGCCACTCTGGCGATCGGTAGAATGGTTTGTTTTTCGACTGGTGCTTTCGCTTTGGCTTATGTTCATCGCAATACAAACCACGATCAATGCGACGATTACAGCCATTATAGTTGCAATACCGCATCATTTATCAGCTACTTTGTTTTTAGTCGTTGTTTTGTTTTGTTTTGTGCTGGTTTCTTCTCTGTTACCTCGTCTTTTCGCTCCATTACAACTTGCTTGTTTTCTGAATCCCACTTTTGAATATGCGTAGCCGTTTCCCGAATAATTTGCATGTGCATCAGCTCCTTTCACAAAATAAAAAAGCACCCCGAAGGATGCTTGTATTAATTACTTATCTTTAGAACACTCTTCACAAAAACCGGTCAATGCGTTTTCATCTTCATATATTGGCTTACCGCAATCTGGGCAATACGATTCGATTTTTCTATTCATTTCCTTTCCCTCCTTTCGCCTGGCTCTTCACCAAAAGTTGTGCTTGATTTTTTATAACACGCTCTACTGACGCTTGCGAGGAAGAATCAGCAAACCAATGATTTTTGCACATTCTTGTTCAAGAAAGCGTATCACTTGTCAAGTACATGTTGTGGTGATGAACCTTTCGCCTACTCAATACGACAAAAGGAGATGTTTTCCTACATCATTCGTTCGTCAAATTTTGACAACACTTGTCACGTACAATGGCAAAGTGTTTTACTGGCCCGAACGCCAGGAACAACATATAAATCCAAGTATAATCTACTCTCACCAAAGCGATGGTATCAATCGCGGACTTTCAAAATTTATTTCCTCCTAATCGCCCCGCGCACTCGCTTGTACGTGTCGCGTCGAACGCCCATGATTTCGAGCCAGTCGCGCCAAGTCAGGCGTTCTTTTTTCTTGTGCTTTGGTTTATTCTCATCATGCAATTTGTACATGGTATCACCTCAAATGAAAAACGCCACCCGACCGGGTGACGTCAGGTGAAGGGGAATCTCAGGCTTTGGTTCAACCCGCCCTATGCTACCATCATATCACCTCAACGGCCAAACAATCCGCCAAAAATCTGCCTTTTTTCTGCCACTCTTATGTTAACTTTACCTCCCAATGCCGACTCCCCCGCTTCCTGTTTTTCGTAAACAACCGCTTGGCCAACTCATACATCTCGTCCTTCGGCTTGCTGCGAATGATGTTGGATACATCAACCGTCGTCAGCTTCCGCTTCCCGATCCGGTACCCCTTTTTGTTTAGCTCTTGCACCACCTTTGTGACACTTTCCAGCTGGA